GGCTCTTCGCGACCCTCGATCCGTGCGGTGTCGCCCAGCGTTTCGAACACCACCGCGTCAACCTCGGCGATCAGATCGCGAAAGCCCATGGTCAGAGTTCCAGCAGGATCTGGGCGCGCGGTCGAGTGCACAGGTGCAGCGGGTTGGACTGTGCTTCACCGGCCATACCTTTGTTGAAGGGCAGCGGCTCGATCATGCTGTAGTACGGGATGCCCTGGGTGTTGACCGTTTCCATGTAGTCAGCCGGCGCAAACACCGAGATATACAGATCGGGCACGCCTTCCGGAACAAGAAGCGCCTTGTCGTCATGGACGAAGGAAACGCCAGCGACCTTGCCACGATAACGCTCCCAGATGATGCCGCCGAACTCGAAGCTTTCACGGGCATCACCACGCAGAGCCGCTGCCTGCTGACTGTTGAGGTAGGTCTCTTTGACCGACTTGTGAACGATCAGCTTGTTCCAGAAGTTCTTGCCGCAGAAGGCGCGAGAACCGGTGCTGGTCACGCTGCCGAGCGCTTCTTCCTGCATATCCAGCGCTTCACCGCACTTGACCCGCAGTTCGGTACTGGCATCAGCCAGCCCCATGGGCAACTTCTGACGCTGCACACCGAAGCGTTCATAGAGATCCAGCAGTACGGTCTTGCCATCGGCGTCAAGGATCTGGCCATTCAGTGCGCCCATACGCTGGAATTCGTGCGTGGCGTCCAACTGTCGCCGCGCCTTGGCCAGCCGCGCATTGACCACATCCTGAACCGCCTGCAGCTCGGTGCGAGTGCCGAAGGCGCGGATGCCTTGGATCTCATCCGCCTTGATCGTGAAGCGCTCAGGCAGGTGCACGGTGTTAAACGGGATAAGGTTGCGCTTGCTCGCAGCAACCACCAGGCCAGAACCACCGCGCTCACCGGCCGGCACCAGTGCCAGGGTGTCACCGTCCTTTTCAATCTGTACGGTCAGGGTGGTAATGCCTTCCTCGCGGAACAGGCCCAACGCGCTGATGCGGCCCGGCAGGTAGGGTTGATCATTGAGTGCAGCGGTCAGCGAGGTAACGGTAAACGCTTCGTCTTCAAAAATGGCGATATCGGCCATGGGTACTCTCCAGAAACGAAAAATCCCGCACGCGGCGGGATGCAAAATAAAGAGGGAAATGTTTTAGCGGACGATTAGCGAATGTGCGGCCAAGGCTTTCTCAGCGGCCAGATCGAGGCCGGTCAAGTGCGCTTCGCTGACCTCGGCCAGCCGCACCACGGCGCGGCCGCGACGCACCACGTCGGATTCGCCGAGCGGGCCGTAAAGAATGGCGACAGCGTTTTCTGTGCCGTCCTCTGCCGTTGGGTTGTACGGTGCGAATTCGCCGCTGGCAGTCACCAGCCCGAGAATTTGTCCGGGCCACAATGCTGGACCCGCCGCAACATTGATCGCTTCGCGCGAGATCGTGCCGGCGCCCTCGGACAGCAGGAATTCACCTGCGTGCATCGGTTCCTGTTTGATGGTCATGCTCATGCTCCTTTCGCGCCGCGCGCGGTTCCAGTTTGAGCCGCTTGGCGAGCAGCCCAAATCGAGTTGGGATCAGGTTGTTTGGCCAGCACCTTGGGCGCCGGGTCGTCCGCCAGCGGCAGACTATTGTCGATTTCAAAGCCCTTGCCGCTGGTGACAATCTTGTCGAAGAGACGCGCACGCACCGCCGCCGCATCCAGACCGGCCGCGACATACTCGGCGCTGAACTCCGGCAGACGCGCGGCCACGCAGAGGTCGTTCACCGCCTTGGCGCGTGCCAGCCCCGCCAAAACGATCTCTTCGCTTTCAAGCTGAGTGGACTTGAGCAGTGGCTCGACCAGGTTGCTGATGCCCGCCGTTGTGCAACGCTGAGTGATCATCAGTGCCAACTTGGCCGAGTCGACTATAGGCGGCACCAGCGGCGGATCCACAGGTTCCGTTTCAGGATCTGGTTCAGTTGGCTCGTCGAGCTGCGCTACCAACTCAGCCGGAGCGTGCTGGAACCGTTGCAACACCGCGCCTTGACCGAGGCATGCTTTGACCTTGATGCCGTCGCCGACTTCGTCTGCAAGACCAAGAGCCACCGCTTCGTTAGCAGTCAGCCAGGTTTCGGCATCAACCATCCGCCGCAGCTCGGCATCATCGATGTCGGGCGCCTTGGCCTTATAGGCCGCGATGATCGCCTCCAAGGTTTGATCCAATACATCAGCGACCCGGCGGAAGTCCTCAGCGCCACCGCCTGCATAGGTGTATGGGTTGTGAATCATCAACATGGCGTTCGCCGCGATGACTACGCGGTGTGCACCGCATACGGCCACACTGGCGGCACTCGCGGCCAGTGCATCGATTCGCCCGGTGCAACGCTCGCCCAGACGCGACAGCGCGTTGTGCATGGCCAGACCGTCAAACAGGTCACCGCCGATACTGTTGAACGCGGCGATCACCGGAGACACACCATCATCCATGGCGCGTAGATCCTGCACGAACTGGTTGGCAGTGATGCCCCACGCGCCGATCTCGCCATAGACGAAAACCTCGATCACTCGCTCGGTGGATTCTCCGCTGGCCTGCAGGGCGTACCAGGTCTTGTCCTGAACTTCGATACGCTTGCCTGCGCGGTTGTAAATGCGCGGTCGCGCTTTCTTGCTCATGGTTGCTCCTTGTCGTCGGTGTCTTCGACGGCATCAAGGGTGTTGTAGTTGAGGCCCAGTTTTGTGGCCCGTGCCAGATCGGCGGCGTTTTCAAGATCGACCGTTTCGGCGTCGTAGCCGGTGCGCAGCACCATCTCACTGCGAGAGGAAAAGCCGGCCTGTACTTCCATCCGACGTGCCTGCACGTCCTGTACTGGCTGGATGTAGGCCCAGCCTTGTGGCACCCAGCGGGTGCGCAGGTACTGGCGGCGTTTCTGTGCATAATCGTCCAGCACCAAGACGCCAGACAGCACTGCCATGTCCATCCACGCCGCCCGTACAGGACGGCAGAGCTGATGCACGTAGACGCTGAATTGCAGTTGTTCCAGTCGGCGCCGAAACTCGTTGAGCACCACCCGAAGCGCTCGGTCGTTGATGCCGCGCATGTCGCCCGTGAGGATCTCGTAAGGCGTGCCCGACCCTGCTGCAGCAGCCATCAGTTGCTGCCGCATGAAGTCCGGGTAGTTGTTGCCGGCGTCTGGCGGTTTGGAGAACTCAACCTCCTCGCCTGCCCCCAGTTCCTGCATGGTGCCGGGTTCGAGCGCAACCATCGGCGTAAAGCCATCTCGGTCCAGATCGAGCGGCTGACCGGTCATTGGATCTCTTGGAACGGGTCCCGAGTCCGGCGCCGGACGCTTGATGAAACCGGCAAAAAGGTTCGCTACTTCCTGCCGGAACAACACCGCGTCGTCGTAGTTGTCGAGACTCCGCAGGCGCTTGAGCACCGGCGACAATCGCGGCACTCCGCGCAACTGGCCCGGCTCGACCGGTTCGAAGATGTGCAGCACCTGAGTCGCCGGCACGCGGACCAACTGGTTGTAGCCGGCGTTCAGCGAGGCCGCATCGCGCGGATGCGACAGGTACATCCAGTACGCCACCCGCTTGCCGCCCGGAGTGAACTCGATGCCGGCGCGGATGACGTTGCCGTTCTTGGTGCTCTCGAATTTGTCGTGCGGCACGAACTCCGGCGCCAGGATCTGCAACTGCAGCGGAACCGCCAAACCTTCGTCCCGACTGCGAGGACGCAACCGGACGAAGCACTCGCCCGATGTTTCCACCGTGCGCGCCACCAGCGCCTGCTGGCCGTAGAAGTCGGTACGGTCATCCGCATCCGACTCATCGACCCAATCTCCCCACAGCTCCTGGAGCAGTTTTCGCAAGGCATCATCATCGGTCGTTGGTCGAGGCGTGATGCCGGTGCCAATCAGGTTGCTGACACGCTTGTCGATGACGTTGAAGGCATACGGGTCATTGCGAACCGCTGTCCGAGAACGCGACCGCAGGTTGCGCAGGGCCGGGGTGTTGATGCTGTTGATCCCGTTGTCGGGCGCGTCCCAACCAGCGGAGCGGCGCCCTTCTCCGGCGCCTTCGTAACTGGCCTTGATGTTGGATGGCAGGACAAATCCGTTACGGGTCAGCGTTGGAAACTGTCGGGCCATCAGACCCCCTTCCCGGCATGGTACAACCGGACCACGCGCGAACGTGGCCCAGCTGCACTTGCCAACGACGAGCGTATTTCCTCGCGTGCCTTGAGCAGTTCATCGACCGTGCGGTATTCCACGGTACGGTCGGTGTAGCGCACAGTTTTTTCACCGCGAGCAATGGCCGCCTCAACCGCGTCGAGGTGCTTTTTTGTAAAGGACATATCAGCGTCTCTTTAGATAGCCGCTGGCAGAGCTGCGGCGTTGAGGGGGGGCTGCCGGTCGTGATTGTGTAACCGGTGCAGCGGGTGATGGTGCGGGTTGGGCTTGGCGTACAGCAGCGGGGGCCGGGGTTTGCTCAGCATCAAGTCGCTCACCCTGAACAGGCTTGATGCTCAAGGCATCATCGAACAAGCCGGACTGAGCGAGGGCTTGTCTCACCCTGTCCCAATCGTGTTCCTGGTACCGGTTGATGCCGAGGTAATGCGCCATCGCTAGGCAATACACCATCAGGTCGAGCGCTTCGTTGCGCTCGGCCTTGCCCTTCACCCATTCGATGCGCTTGTGCCCGCGCACGTAACGCACGACTTTGCGCTCGGCGACACACTGGGCGAAGAACTCGTCCGGCAGGTCGTTGGCAAAGTGCAGCGAACCGGGGCCGTCCGGGAATGGGTAGCGGTTGTAGATCCAGTCTTTTGCGGTGTCGGTACCGACGAACCACAGCTCGGCGCCATTGCGTTCGGTCTGGCCCTTCCACGTCACGTCGACCATGGACGGGCGCTGTGCAATCACCGGTCGGCCCGGCTTGCTCGCGCCCTTGATGGCGAAGATGTTGCGCCAGCGACGAACGCGGCAGAACTGGTAGACCTCATCGGTGTGGTGACCACCGGAGTCGACGCCCACGGCGAGAATCGCCAAACCCACACCACAAGGATGCCGGTAACGAGCTTTGAGTTTCTCGTCCAGCACTGCCCAGGTGCGTTCGTCTGCCGGGTCGCCCCAGATGATCTGGTGGTCGACCACCCAGCGCTCCATGCCGACGCCGAAACCCATCACCATCAGTTCCAGACGATTGGCCTGGACGTCGACGGCACCGGTCAGCATCAGCACACCGACCGGCATCGCGCCGAGGGTGTAATTCTCCAGCCGTGCCCGAGCGATCAGCACTTCCGCCTTGGTCTGTTCGAGTGCGCTGTCCCATACCTTGGCCAGACGAGTGTTGTAGAACACCTGCATCAGACTCGTGTCGCCTTGGGCCTGAGCTTTCTTGGCGTCTTCAAACTCTTCCGCAAGGCCGGCCCAATCCATCCAGCCGGTCGGCGAATACAGCGCGTTGAGATGAAAGCCAACGGTTTTGCCGTCACCACCAGCATGGGCGCGCCACTCGCCTCGGGCGAGCATGTCGCTCTTGTGGTGCTCCTCAATCAGCACGTCGCATTCAGGTGCTGCGCACTCGTAATGCACGGTGCTGAGGTCCTTGCTGTAGTGCAGTCGTTCCCATTCCAGCACCTGCATATGACCGCAGGTAGGACATGGCACGTAGTAATAGCGCTGGTCGCTGGACTCGAACAAGTCGGCGATCCGCGAGGCGCCCTTGATCGTCGGCGAGCTGGAGAAGTAGATCTTGGCGTTGCGACCGAAGTTGGTCGCCCGCGTCTCTGCCAGCTTGATGGGGTCACCCTCCTGGCCGACGTCATTCTCCCAGCGGTCGACTTCGTCGCCGTAGATATAACGCGCCGACAGCTCCGAAAGGTTGGCCGCAGAACCGGCGGTGGTGACGTACAGCGAGCCACCCTCGAATTCCTTGGTGTCCATCGTGTTGCGTGCGTCCCGCGAGCGGGTGGCCGCGACCCGCTCGCGCAGAACGGGAGTGGCCTTGATGGTCTTGCTGATCCGCCCGGAAACCCGCTTGGACAGGCCAAGGCTGGGGAGCAGCGCCAGGATGTTTGAGGGCGCCATGTGGATCAGGCCGCCCATCCAGTTCAGGGCGATCTGGGTTTTCATCAACTGCGAGGCCACCATGGTGATCACGCGTCTGCAAGGGTGAGCCGGCGACAGGCAGCGCATTGGCTCGCGGGCATAAGGTGTCCGTGAGGTACGGTACTGGCCGGGCTCAGGGGCACCGGTGTCACGCGGGATTCGCATGTACTCGTCGGCCCATTCATCGATCCAGAGATCTGGGTCTGGGCGCAGTCCACGGAAATAAGCCTCACGGTACACCTCTGCACCGTCAGGAAATTCCGTGTGCATAGGTTCAGTCCGTTGTCATGGCGTGGTCGAGGTCCGCTGCAGAGAGGCGCTCGGCTTCTTCCAGCGTTCGGCGGAAGGTGGCGGTCAGGTGTTTTTCGATCAGCCAAGGATCGGTCATGGCCGCCAGGTCATGGGACAGCTGCGGTAGCGGACCGAAAAGCTGATCGCGCAGCAAGCGGCCGGCGTTGTAGGCGCCGATTTCGACCGCTTCCTTGGCAACCAGTGAGCCCTGAGCTTTGCCCAGCTCAATCTCCGCCAGCTTGGCCATGTTGTGCTCACGCAGGGCGCGGGCCTTTTGGAAATCGGGCTGCTTGCCATCGCCAGTGAGAACCTGCAGCGGCGCAGCCGTGGAAGTCGGCTCGGTCTGAGTGGACAGTTGGCTGTAAACGTCACGCTGAATCCGGTCCTGCTGGTGTCGTTCGGCGACGGCGACCTTACTCGGGTCTGCGGTGTCGCGAATCAGCGCTTCGGTGGCATGCACATCAACCTGTTTGCCGTTGGGCGAAAGCACCAAACGGTTGTTATCTTTCAGCCAGGTGATGTAACTCGGCGACCTGCCGAGCCGGGCCGCGAAGGCACTCTTCGACAGGTAGGTTGGTTCTGTCATGAGCCCTCCTTTTTCAACGTATTTCAATGAATCCTTTCAAGATTTCAATGATTGAAATTTCAGTAAGCTGAGGAACCTGCGGCTAACAGTTTCCCGCGGGTTTCCGACCCCGTACCCTTCAGATACCCCTAGGGTCCCCGGCGGTTTTCGGCGCCCCAGATCGGTGCATCACCCCTGCGCCCCCCCGGCGGGCGGGACTTCGCTGACGCCCAGTCGCTTGGCAGCCCATCGTTCATACAACCCGATAGCAACATCGGCACCGGCCATTGCTGTGAGGCAACCCAATGCGCCCGCCGTCCAGATCGTCATACCGGCGGCAATCATCAACATCATCGCTGTCACCCCGCAGACAATGCAGGCCCCCGACCGAAGCGCGAGCCTGCGCAACAACGCCCACCCCCGCGCCCCATCCTTGTCCGCCCGCCACATCTCCCCCGATACGCCACCGACCAGAGCCAGGACGATCACTAACCAGATCGGCATTTCTGCCAGTGCTTGTTGCTCGCTTGTCATCGCCTACTCCATGAACGCAAAAACCCGGCGCAATGGCCGGGTTTGGTGGTGTGGTGCCTGCCGCTCTCTGCGGTCGCACCTATCGAAGATGACTACTTTTTACAGGTCGATTCCGGTGGCAGCAACCCTGTTTTAATGCCACC